ATATCGTCAACTTCAGAAAAAGTAAAAGCGATCCTCATTCCTTCACCGGTTGTAAGTTTTGTAAAACTTGTTAATTTCTTCATCCTGCATATCCTCCAAACCTTCATAATATTCTTTCACCATAGTAGCTGCTTGCGCTTCGTAATCAATCTCTTCTGCATTAGACGGTATTAACTCATCATCTGAAAACAGTTCCAGTCTTTCGAGTTCAAAACCCAATTGCTTTATTTTGATTTCCCAGGAAAACTTAACATTAGGGGTTCCTTTTACCACAAAATAGGATAATGTTTTGCTTTCTACCCATATATCTCCCTGATCTTCTTTCTGTAGAAATACTTGATAACATGCCTCTGTATTTACGGTTTCGGAAAAGACATCATCCAAAAAGATATAACACTCACCCATATTATCTGTACGCCCCTCTCCTATGTCACCAAACATGGGAGCTGGCATTTCATAGCAGTACAATTTCACGTCACCATAATTTCGGGTTTCCGCAATCCTGCTTTTCGTTCCGCTGCACGAAAGCGAACCCGTTGAATATATGTTATTAGTCAAAGAAACCACTGTCTTACCAGTGTCTGAATTGAATGTTGCTATGTAACCGTAATTCAGTGATGTGCCCACTCTTGCATATGCCTTTCGTACAAAGTCGTCGGTTCCGCCTTTGTCGTTGTAAACGAATATAGAGCCCTGCGCGATTTCACAAGATGTTGTTTTTTCTCCGGAAGTATATGTTTCTTTTATCACTGGATAGTTTGTCCGCCCGTTGTTGTTATATCCAACCAACAAATTGTCATTGTAATTCAAGCCCAGATTATCCATCTGAGCTATTTCGGCGCCTGAGGCATTTAGGATTTTCAGCATACCATTTTGATTATTGTCACCGCCCAGTTTCATGGTCCCGCCGCGTAACCAGTCAAAAATTAATCCTCTTGCTGTAATAATGTTAAAAAGAGCATTCCCGTTTTTGTCTACTGCCCACGTAGTACCCCCATCGAGTGAAGCAATTATTCCGTTGCTCGTCCAATAACACGTATAACTAGACTCTTCTATGGTAGGCTTATCGTGCATGTAATAAATGATGCTTCCGTCTTCCTGCTCTACAGGGGTAAGATACATACCGCTTCCCTGACTTATTAGCTTTGTGATCTGCTGTAATATTGACTCATAATTGCCCAACTGCTTAATACTGTCATTTTTTGCATTTACATAAGCCTTTGTCGCTTCGCTCGTGTATTTGCTACTGTTCCTAAGTGTATCATTTGCGCTGTTTGATAAAGACGTATATCCGAATACATTAAACACTACATCAGTGATAACTGTCATATATGTATTCCTTTTATCTCCTCTTGTAGATGTGATATAGGCCAGATCCATAAATTCAATCGTTGGGTCTGCCGTATGATCGCCAGAAAATTTTCTGAATCTGACACCGATCAGCTCGTTAGCGAGCCATGACACCACCTTTTTCTCTTCTCCCGTGATAAGTGGATTAGAAATTGATAGCACATATCCTTCATTTCCTTCCATTATCTCATTACTATTCTCGCTATTCTCATCTACAACAGTTTTTATGCCTGTTATTATGATATCATCTGTTCCTACTTTCATATTGCTGAAAAAGTTTTTTAAGTCATGTGCCTTATTCTTTTTCCCCCATACACTTAATATCTGTTTTCCGTTTGTGTCCAGGATGAACTTACGATCAGCACTCATTATTGGTGCTGTATATTTTCCGAAATTATAAGTTTGAACATTAAGGAATCCGTCAACATCAAATCTGGCATTCCCGCATGCTATCATAGCGATATATCCTAAAATCTGGCGCTCAGTCATACCCTCAGGCTTAGTTTTCACTACAAAATCGTCATGTAGAAATGTGCTAGATCCCATCATGAACCCTTTACGTTCACAGATGTCTCTATACATTTCTCCTATTGTGGCAGGAAACTTAAGTTTAGTTGCATAATCCTTATCCGCCTTATACATATCGTCAACGGCTTCCACGATGATCGTGCTTCCATACGTTTCAGGTGTTATTACTGTGTATGTGCCCTTGTTCACTGATTCTACGCTGCTGGAAAGCTGCAATTTTAATGTTAAATGTATTTCAGCCATAAGGAAATCATAGTCTGCGAACTGTTCCTTATCATTTATGATTTCGAGCTGTATACTCTTTGCTATTGCCGCACCAAGGGGGAGTGTGTTCATACCGGCCGCATCAGTTATTGAGTTGTTCGATAACGCAAAATCTTTCGGTCCTAAATTGATAGTCCTACCGTCGGTAAATAGAATATCGGCATATTGCAAAAAATCTCTGCGGGTTTTCATTACTTCTCTAAATTCATTGCTTACATTGATCACTCTGGATTCACACTCCTGAAATTAATTTGTAACCCTTCCCAAGTTTCAAACCCTTCTTCTAGGGTTTGCGCATCCATATTAAAATTAGAACAGTAAAATTCACCATCCTGCCACCGGCCCGGGATGCGCGGATTTGGATAGTGAAGTAATACGCTGCTTCTTCCAATACACTGGTTAAGGATATTTGCTATCTCCTCCCACCTAAGGTAATCCCAGACTATATCATAACCCCCAATTGTAAACATAGGAGTATTGTGCATAACGCCATCCTGCGATCTGTCACTGTCTTCTGTTGATGTGGTTGCAAAAACCGGACTAAATGTAGATGGGGCGGCAATTGCCACCCCGTTTATCCTAAATTGTTCCATGTTGCCCTCCTATACTAAATCAAATGGATTGACGCCGGATTGGGTCCGTCTCATTTTTGCTTCATCAATAACGAGTTCAAATAATGTTCTGCGCTGTACATCGGCTTTTACATTATAGGTTCTTGCGCCTGAATTTCCTCCCATTTCCCTGTACGCTTCTTTAAATGCTTTCTTCATGGTGGAAAGGGGTGAGACAACTTCTGTCTCTTTGTTGTTATCTCCCAAAATAGCGGCGAATTCACCGGACCTTCTCGGGACAACTGTACCGCTTGCCAAACGCGGCATAGTGTAGCTTCTGGGACGGTATGAATAACTGCTAAAGCTTAATCCAGACCCCATACCGGTTATAGAGCTAAAACTATACCTGATGCTGTTTATGATGCTGGATATCCTACTTGCTAAACTCGACGCTGCAGAAACAATCTGTTGGAACGGTCTGGTCACGATGCCGACAAGACTTGAAAATGTACTTTTGAATGATTGGGTGATCATTTTAAGCGGTGATATTGCTCCGCTCTGCATATTCTTCGCCCCATTTGTTACACTTTCTTTTATAGACTTCCATTTGGATTTTGTTTCGCTTAAAGCTTGCTTCCACTGCTCCGCAATGCCACTCTTCAGCTCTGTGATTTTGCTTTTAGACTCTTTCGCAAGCGAGGAAGCCGATTCTGAAACCGAAGCTTTTATACTCTGCCATTTGCTTGCCGTAATATCCCTTAACTCATTCCATTTCGTTGATGCAGACTCTTTTAAATTGCTTATCTTTTCCACGGCACCTGATTTCATACTTGACGCAATGCTTACGACTTTTTCCTTTGCCGCAGCCATTTTGTTCTGAGCAGATGTCTTTATCACCTCAAACGCTTCTCCTATATTTTTCTTTAACGTATCTATCTGCTTTATAGTTCCTTCTTTTAATTCCGTAGATTTCTGTACCACCCAGTCTTTTGCTGCTGTGAATTTAGGGGCTACAGATGAACTCCACCAATTAGGAAGGTCTTCGGTAAAGAACTTCTTTACTTTATCCCAGTTACATATAACAGCAATAAGAGCCGCGATAGCAGCCACTATAATGATTCCCCAAGGGCCTGTTGCCGCCAGAGCTGCGCCTATCGCCTTGATTCCTGTAAATAAAATAGTACCGACAGATTTAACTCCGCCTACTAATGCAGTAAGAATTCCCCCGCCCTTAGCAAAAATTCCTGCTAACCCTTCTTTTCCGCCAAGGAATTTTTTTAATACGGTAACTGCTCCGCCAAGTATACCAGTAGCCTGTGTACTTCCAAGTGCATGAGCTATATCGCCTATAAACCCCAATACTTTACCTGCTATCCCTATCGCCATAATAATCTTAGCAATAGTTGCCGCAATTTTACCCGGTGTATTAGTTTCCAGCCCCGAAAGGAATCCGCCTAATCCCTTAACGAAAATACCTTTTATCAATTCCCATAGCCTGCTAAGAATTCCGCCCCAGTCAATTGATTCAAGCATTTTCGCGACATTCTCTCCAAATTCATCCCATCTGGTGTCATTTACAATTTTTATCAATAAATCAAGAAGCTTTATAACCGCATCACTGATTGTAGTTCCAACTTCTTCCCATCCAAAAGTAGAAAAGAATGTATTCAGGGAATCAACTATTTTATTTCCTAAAGAATCCCAGTCGATTTCATCAATAAAATTATGGATTTCTTTTATTATTCCGGTTATTGCAGTGGCAAGTGTCCAAGCAAATTCTGACAGATCAATTTCATGGATCATGTTTGTGAGTGATCTGCCTATATTTGCCCCCAGCGTTCCGAATGTGATTCCATCGACGAAATTGCTAGCCAAGTGTATGAATCCCTGGATTATCTTTCCAAGCGCAGTACCTAGATTTTCAATCTCGATATTATTAATGGCATTCATCAGTCCAGAAGCTAATGATTTTCCAATCTTTTTCCACGTCTCAAATTTCTCCATCCGGTTCGCAAATCCAAGAAGAAACTTGATAACTGTATTAAGCCCCTCAGCCAATGTCAGGCCCAACTTGTCCCACTTTATTTCGTCAAATATCCCATAAATCCCATCTGCTAATGCCCTGCCACAGTCCTCCCAGTCAATACCTGTGAACAATAGATAAAGAGTATTGACAAGGGTATTAATGCCGGTTCCGAACATTCTCCCTATTGCTTCCCAGTTAATAGTCTTCACAAGGCTATTAAAAAGATCGCAAAATTTATTGATGAAGTTCGTGATAACTCCACCGCAGTTTTTCCAGTCAATAAAATCTGTTATCTTCTTAACCGCACCGTTGATTTTTTCTCCAAGGATACGCCCTATCTCCTCGAAATCACCTGATTTGATAAGGTCTTTCAATCGTTTTACAAAATCCTGGATCGCATTATCTATCGGCACTGTTTCAAACATGTCCTCTGGCTTTAGCCCAGTATCGGGTGTACTGATTTCGCTGTCATTTCCACTGTTTTTAGATGTATCAGTGATCTTCTTTTGGATTTTGTTGATCTCGTCAATGGGGGAGAGATAGCCTTCTGCCTCGTCCGCTGCGTCTTTCAGCGCATCAGACTGGTCATTGATAGAATTTGTAGCCTTATCCGCGTTCTTTGCTGTCTCCCCGTAAGTGTCGGCGAAGTCCTGCTGTACTGCCTTTGCCCTTGTGAAACTGTTTTTTCCGGTAAGCGCCGCGATAAACATTCCAACATATGTTATAGCCTGTGACAAAAGATTGATAAATTTTGTCAATATAGGAGCAACTGCGCTTATAAGTGGTGCAAATGCCGTAGCGACACTATTTTTTAGGCGTGTTAATGCAGATAGCAGCATGGACAAACTCTTATTTGTCTCATCAGAATACTGAGACAGGCTTACAAGCCCCTCCTTTATTGCCGTGGTGATTCCATACAGGACTTTAAAAACTGTGCTGTACATGATAGACATTCCCAGCATCCTGCCCATACCGAATTTATTCGATTCTTTGTTCGTCCTATGTAATATACTTGCAAGCTTCTTAAATCCAGTAGAAACACCATTAACAGCGCCGCGCACGCCACGCAGCATAAGAGATTTACTAAGAGTAAACGCATGGAACGTCAGCTTATTTACGCGTTTAGCCAAACCGCCAAGTGCTACTGCCAAAGTTTTTCCAGTCTTTGAAGAACGCTTCTGCGCATTGCTGGTACTATTAAGACTTTTCTTATACTCCTTTTCAGCAGATCTTGCTTTTTGAAGTTTTTGGTATACACTGTCGTATTCTTCGTCTCCAAACCCTAGTCCCTGGCCCGCAAGCCTTTTCAACTCCAGTTCATAATATCTGGTTTCTTCTGTTAGATTTCTGGTCTTGGCCCTGAGGGATTCCAATTCAGTCTCCATGCTGTCCAGTTTACCGCCGTAAGCCATATCATTAAGATTCTTCTTATACTCCTTTTCAGCCGCTCTTGCTTTTTGAAGGCTTTGATATACGCTGTCGTATTCTTTGTCTCCAAGCCCTAGCCCCTGGCCTGATAGTCGTTTCAACTCCAGTTCGTAATATCTGGTTTCCTCTGTTAGGTTTCTGGTCTTGGCCCTGAGGGATTCCAATTCAGTCTCCATGCTGTCCAGTTTCCCGCCGTAAGCCATATCATTAAGATTCTTCTTATACTCCCTAATCTGTCCATTTATGTTCTGCAACTCAATATATACGTCCTGATACTCGTCACTGTTATCGAAATATTTTCCAGCTTTTTCAAGTTCTTTCAGTTGCCGTTTATAATCCTCCGCTTTTGCTTTTAGGTTGTCTATTGCGCTGGATGCTTTATTTGCATAGTTTTCTATATACTCTATAGCCTTAGGATCATATCCGCCTTTTCCAGACCATTCTATACTTTTGGGGAGTTCACCTTCTTTGATATCGTCAGCACGGTCTATATGGATATCGTTTAAATCTTCTGCCTGCTTTTTTGCCTTTTTTTCCGCGTTTTCTAACTCTTTTATTCCATTAGTAGCCTCTTTTGCACTGCCGCCGGCACTTTTAAACCCTTCTGACATGGATGCAGAGAGCGCGTCTATTGATGCGCGCAGCTTGTCACATGACAGTACCAGGCTTTTGAGTATGTCCTTTATATTATCTGCCCCAGCTTTTACGCCATCTGTATCAATCGACGAATCAATGATAATGGAACCATCTTCCAATCCTGTCACCCCCCTGCTATCCAAGCATTTTATTCAGCTTGTCCCGTTCTTCCTGCTCTTCCTTTGAGAGCCGTTTGTCCAGATCACATAATTTACGGTTTTCGTTATAAAATTTCTTCTCCCATTTTTCCATCTTAGACTTGCTGTTTTTTTTCTGTCGGATATTTATTACCTGTAAAAATGTACCGTCTGGTATTTCCATAAAGTACCCCAGGAACGTCCACCAGTGCATATATTTCATTGCCCTTACGTCATGCCCGATCATTTTATTTACAGATGGAAATATCAAAGGAGCGTCTTGTTCCCAGTCCATAATGCGCGGTTTAGGCTTGTTATCCCCTTCAGTTCCCGCGTCGATAAATTCCACGCCTTTTTGTATAGCTTCTGTAACCTCTTCTTGCGACAGCGGTTTCCCATTGGACAGAACATATATTGTCCCCATATTTTCAACAATTTCAATGTCGGTATAGAGTATGTCAATCATTGTCAGAATCTTGTCTGTGTCATTTAACTCAGGGTCATTAAAAGCTCTAAGAATATCAACGATTTCGCGAAAATCCGTGCGTATCTTATGCTCCTTGCCACAAACGATTAAAGATTTTGGAAGTTCCCATACATCCATTAGTTATGGTACTTCCTTGTGTATTTATTTACCTTTGTATTGGCCCTGTTCACCCTGATTTTGCTCTCTTTTTCGACCAGACTTGCGATTTTGTCTAACACCTCAAAAGCAAATACATTTCCGTTAGCCAGCATAGATAAAGGTGCGACTCTGCTGAATAAAGATGTGCTTGTGTCCTCATTCAGCAGATATGACATTTTCTCCACAATACCTTTATCCGCGTCCACAATGAATTTTTCTGCATCCTCTCCTTCTTTCAGATCGAGGCTGTTAAAATATTCAACCACGTCATTGTACCGGCTTAGTATACCGGTATCAGACGGGTTCCAGAAGAATTCACCCATAGGGCGCCTATGTTCGTCTTTGATAACATATTTCTTTGCACCGGTGTTAATAATCAGTTCTTCTTCATTTCTGTTCATTGTCTGTGAATTTGGTTTCACTAATTTGTTGCTCATACTCTAACTCCTTTTCTGGGTCAATTAAAAGTTCATTATTACTCAGCGATTCAAAATATGCTTTTTTAACTGCGTTCAGTAACGTTCATGCTTCACTACTGGACCCCGCTGTGAATTTCTTAGTGCTTAAATCAAATTTACCTTCCACACGATTTCCGGCATTATATACAGTGAATGGGATCTGCACTCCTGTTGTATCACCGCCTACAGAATCAGGGATTACATACACATCTTCACGCCACGCCTTAAGGACTGAACCGTCAGCCTTCAGCAGTACATCTACCTGTGAGGTCTTACATGCATCTCCCTTTTTCCTGCTCATTGCTATATCCATGATCTTTTCGGATAATTCATCATCGTATGAGTAATAATAGGGCGAAACCTCTGAACTTACCTCATACCCAGAATGCTGTACGCTCTGGCTTCCTAATATATTTTTTTTCGTTTCGACTTCTGGGTTAAGCTCCTCGTTAAATTCTTCCAGATCATCCCCCAGCCTAACATAAGTGCTCGCTGCATAAGTTGTGTCAAAAGCAGCATCAATAAAGTGTGCAAGGTACTGTCTTTCAGCTTTCATATTGTCATTCTCCTTTACTCAAAATAGTTGTTTTCGTATTGCACGGTTATATAAACAACCCAGTCGCAGATGCCATCATCATAATTGTTTGCATTGTATGATGGTGTAGTGCGACGGATTGAATTTATCTTGCGGCCCCCTATTTCTGGGTACCTATCCAGCTTATAATTCTGTCTGGATACAGTTATCTCTTGCCGTTCTAACCATTCTCCCAGTTTATCAAGCTTCTCTTTTACATTTATCCGCAAATGCTCAGATGTTGATGCGGTACGATAAAGCACATAAAACGGATATTGGCAGGTTTGCCGTACCTCACCAACGATTGTCTTTTTTTCTCTCTCTATTACCGCTCCGGATACCGGATACCATGCCACTCCCGAATCATCACTGATAAATGAAAAAACAACCTCTTCCTCTTCTGTCCATCCAGGGAACCGGTTTATCAGCTCATCTATGGCCTTTGTCATCACTGCCGAGCCGCCAGTGTCATATTTTATACCTGCCATACTCTTACTCCTTTATGGCGTTCTGCGCCTGCGCAATCCATCTCTTAAGGTCTTTCTTTTTTGCTGGGATGAACCATTCTTTCTGCACATCAGGATTATGTAATTTGCTATTCTTAAAATCCAACTCACGCTCTGTCGCCTTAAGTTTTGTCCCCTTTTTATATCTCAGGCCAACTCCGGGTATATTCATGGGGCCTTTTCCGGTTTTTGCATCAACCATGACTTTTCCCATATATAGATATCGGCCTTCCGGTCCTGCACCAGCATAGACGGTTCCTGTACCTTGGACAGCGGCACTTTTTGCAACAGTGCGTTGTATAAAGTCCCCGGTAACTTTTGGCATAAAAGGTATCATACTTTGCATTATGGCACCATCAAGCGCGTACTGTGCACGGCGCATAGCTTTTTCAGCTCCGCCCATGTCAAGTTTGATCTTGACGCCCATTTCCTCTATAGAGAACCCCTTGAAATGCTTTCGTGCCATCTACTCACCACCGATCTCGAAGTGTGGGATAAGGCTGTATTTCCCCACAGTGTTAATTTTAAACACATTATCATATTTAGATTTCATATAGGATAACAGGCCATTCGTATAAATGCTTTCATCCTCAACAATCACTTTCTCAGCGTATTCGCCATCAATAAAGAAGTCACATCCCTCGTTGAATGTGATTGAGGTTGCTTTTTCCTCATCTGACTGCGTATTCCACTCTTTCGGCAGCATGTACGGTTTTCCGACCACCAGTACCTTTCCGCCTACAGATATATACTGGATATGCAGGTTAGCCTTATTCGCTTCTGCCAGCCCAGTTTTGACCATACCAGCACCCTTGTCTATGATAAGGTATACGCCATCAATGACAGTCGGGAACCAAACAAAGCCATTCTTTTCGCTGCCACTACGATTAAATACAGTAATCGTTCTATTGTACATGGGAACCACCTCACATCACATCAGCTTTTGAAAATGCTACAAATATTTTTGGAAGCTGAGCGGCCATCCAGTCAACCATCTCTTCATTCTTCGCCCATCCTTCTTTACATATGAAAGTATTATCGGAAAGCCCACTTTCTTCAATAAAGGCATGGATGATTTCATGTCGCGCTACTTTCTTTTCGTAAACCTCAAGATTCTTGACTGAACCTAATTCTGGTTCATGAACACAGATCACAAGTTCTTTACTGGTTTTGTCACAATACCCATCATTTTCTTTTAATCCTTCGTCCTCATCTCTCTTACGGAAAAATAGACTATATTTTGTCCCTAAAACATTAATTTTACAATCCTGCATATAGTAGCAACTCTCCTTTATCATCTTTGACACCAGTTAGATATTCCTTCACCGTGTCATATTCCAATCGCCTACGGGCTTTCATATCTTTCACTGCTGTAGTTATGGTACTGGTTGTTGTACCTTGTCCCACAGCATAATGTATAGACTCGCTCCCGGATGACACGGCGGTTATCTGCTTTCCTATCACCGTTCCGTCCTCTTTGTTGATAATACCAGTAGATTTCTCTGCCTTTCTATCTTCTGCTTCTATCCGGTAAAACAATTCAGCCAGGGCGCATACTGCTTTCTGCACCCTGGCTGCCACTCTTTCATTAGTCGGAAGTCCATCTATCAACCGGTTGAATGTAAAAATGTCAATCTCATCACAAGACCGTTGGCAAAATTTTTCAAAGGCCTCTTCTGGGATTGCGTCTCCAAAATAGCGTGTTGTGTAAAATTCGTATGTGGTATACATAACGTCACCTCTTATCCATTGGACTTAATCATACCCATGCGGATGTTCTTCTCCTTGTAAGCCAAAGACCAGTTTGTCTTTGTCCCGAGTTCTACATTGGTTGGGGACTCCTTTTTAATTCTTGTTGCGGCAATAGAAAATCCATTTGGATGCATGACATACCCCTGCTTCGTATACAGTTTGCGGATGCCCGCTTTTGTCTCTGGGTCGTAGTCTGCGTAGTATGGGTCTTCATAGTTGGTCTTATCACAGGTAAGTATAGAGCCGGAGCCAATCATATAAGTCTTATATACCGGCGCGGAACCAGAAGTATCTACTGTAAACCGATCAGACACTACCGGGATGAAGCCTCCGATCGTCGGCATTTCCACATCACCAGCCAGAGCATTCGGCACAGTATATTTGTTGTAATCCACAAGCCCCATAGCCTTGTATCTGGCATACATATAAGAGTGCAGGAACAAAAGTCCCATATTCTCTGCAGAATCCCCGATTGCTTTCTGCTGTGCGTAAATAAGCGTAGTCTCATCTACTTTATTTGCCTCCGCAGGGTCCCCTTCTACAGCCGAGATATCTGTGATATGATTCGCCATCCCGTCAAGGCTTAACACAGCATCCACAATAGACATCAGGTCTTTAGCTCTCACCTGACGATAGTATCCGGACACACTGTTCGCGACATGTGTCATAGGGTCCGCTCCAGTCAGTTCTTTTGTAAAATCCTGTGCCTTCCATGCTTTCATCCTCTGGATCAACATACAGGTCTGTTTGCTTCCAGTAATCTCGGACGGGGTGTTGTCCGTTTCTCCATCATTGTTCAGCGCCGGGTCCTCTTCGGCATCAATCGGCACATAGAAAGGCAGTGTTGCCACATTTCCCTTGTCACCGATCAAATCCATAATCGTATTATCCTGTACCAAAATACCGGATGCTAAAATTCTGTCATTCCATGTAGGCTGTTCTGTCATATATTCGGAGAATACCTCCGGGTCAAATACAAAACCTCCAAATGTTCCAGTCATTGCCATAACTTATTTCCTCCTATTTTCATTTTCTCATTGCTTCGTACAGTTCCGGGTCACTCTGTTTCAATTTAGTACGTTCGTCTAGGGACAGCTTCCTGAAATCATCTTTTGTCATGCCGCCATTTCCAGTACCGGTGAACTTAGTAGTGAATTTTGCCTTATTCTGTTCAGCCTTCTGCTGTCCCTCATCCACGACAATATTCGGGATCTGGTTCCCGTCTTTGTCTGTGATAAGTCCTTTGAAGATATCTTCAATAGATTTTCCTTTTGCGGTATCCTTGTCCAGTTCTTCCATGAGTTTCTCCCTGATACTGTCTGCGGTCAGGGAGTTCACGAATTTCTTGTCTCCCATGAATGTGTCTACTGTCTTCTCCAATGCCCTGCGTGACTCTTCGGCAGCACGCTCTTCCTTCTCTTTCTGCAATTCTGCTGTTAGGGTTTTAACCTGGTTTTGCAAGTCTTCCACATCCACCTTCTCAAAATCTTCAAGTTTTCCCTGCACGTCCTCAAGAGACTGTTTGTATTCGTCCCTTTTGGCTGCCGCCTTCTCGAATTCAGCCTTTGTCCGGTAATTTTCTTTCCATGCCTTGTCGAATCCATCCTTCTTGCCTTCCGGGATCTCAATTCCGAACTCTTTCATGATTTCATAAATGTTTTTCATTTTCCTTGCCTCCTGAAATGATTTTATTGACCGCTCTTTCTGCGGTTGGATTCTGCCGGATTGACCCCCGGCCAGGTAACACGTGTGAGGGGAATCGAACCCCCTTGTATGTTCCCGGAGAACCACACGCACCTCTTATGTAGATTTGTTATTGTATCTATCCACAGCCGCTCTGGCCTTCATCTCCTCTGGAGGCCCCCACTTTGCAATATGCAACCTTTCCTGCAAAGGTTTTATATTATGCATATCACAAAAATTCTTATATTTAGCATTCTGTCTTTTAAGGGTGGCAGCTATATGGTCATATTCTTGTTGTAACTCATACTTCAACTTTTCATCCCCTGTGCTCTCAATTGCCGTTCGCAAACCAAGCAACTCTTGCTTTGTTTTACGGATATTACGTTCCATTTCTCTCATGTGCTTGTTAATATCCTCAATCTTCTTGTTTGCTTCGGAATCAATGTCTCCATATGGATTATGAATGCCATCTCCAGGTCCGAAAGAATGGCGGCAATTTGCACCGCACAATCCAGTTACGGAACCATATCCTGTTGAAGTGCGAAAATCAGGAAACCTTTTATCCTGACCAGTACGGCTAAAAAATTTCCCCTGCCACCAATAATGATTACCTGGGTTTTCCCCGCCATCTCCAGTACGTGCCCCATAATGTGCGCTTGTGAGTATAATGTCCCACTCCATTTCCTCCATGCGCGCAATCTGTATATCTCCTGTGGCCTGCGCCACACCTGTTCTTACTGCCCTTACAACTGCTGTCTCTATGTAGTCCTCATGACCGGATGGATACACAATTTTCACGCCAGTTTTCGACACATTATCAACTGCTTCTCTCACCGCTCCCGATAACGGTTGTACATTTCGAGTGACCTTCTCATACGCCATATCACATTCCTCAATAAACGTCTGCTGTGCGGCATTGACGGTTGTCCGTGTAAGGTTCCGCAGTTCCCCATTAGTAGCTTCATAATTTCTTTGCATAAGCCTAATCAGGTGTGGCGCTTGTTTTAGTGGCGTAGGGGACAGTCCAGCAGCTTTATACACTTCATTATCATACTCAATAGCTTTTATACCTGCCTCTTCCATCCTGTTTTTGACCTCATTATATTGGATTCTGAGATGGCTTGATATCTCCTTCTGGATATCCTCTAGCAGGTATCCTGACTCCTGAATTGTTTCTATCTGCCATCTATCAATTGGAGTGAAAAGATAATCCTCTCTCCTTTCCAGTCTCCTGACCATACGAGAGATGATAAGGATTATAATCTTCTGGTGTAATTTACTGGCATTCTCTTCTGCCCCTTCTGTTATCTGCCTTAAATAATCCGGTGACAGCATAAGCTACTCTTCCTTTCCAAATAACGTCGGTTCATCCGGCTGTGCCTCTGCTGTGAGGGCTTTTGCTTCTTCCTCTGTCATGTTTTCAAACTTCACAAAATACTTCCATGCCGGGATTTTCCCTTTTACCACATACTTCCACCAGTTTGCCTTGTCCTCTTCGTAGCTGTATATGATATCCCCGAATCCGTATTCCACCTCATACTGCCCGGAGGGTGCCAGGCCATACAGCTCCGCCATGATCTGCAATGCATATATCAGGCCGTCCATACAGTTTTCCAGCTTGTCCCGGCAGTCCTTTATAAATTGTATTGTCCTCTGCTGGTCTGCTTCTATCTGCGTCGCCGTTACCATCCCCGTTTTTTCATCAAATACGAAATAACCGTTGCTGTAACCACATTTATAAGCAATAAATGAGAGATACATGTTAATTCCCACTTTTCTTGTCTCTGTATTTAATTGTGGGTTTATTTCCTGATAGAATTCGTTTTCACTATTCCCGAACACATTTCTCACAAATTTAGGAAGCCTTATGTCTTGTTTACTTCCTATTTTCATTCCGCTTTCTTGTGTCAATCTATCATCCAGCAGGGTTATTTTTTGGCTGATGTCAATTTCATACGCATTCCTGCTATATGCTATATCCAGGTCCTTTAGTTCCTCAATCGCAGTGGAAAATATAGGTAGTCCCAGTATGCTGCTACTATCTACATTATTTGCGTCAGGTGTACTGAACACTCCAAATAGAGGGCTGTCCAGCCTCTCGTTATTTTCCTTGGTGATATATGCATCTGGCAACAAATTCGACCAGCGTGTCTTTTCCAGGTCTATCTTCTTTCCAATTTCATCTTGGCTGTCAGACACATACGCTCTATTAGAAATGGCATACACATAGTCAGCTTCAAATCTGTGATACTCCAACCTGGTATAATACCTATTACCATTCTGGTAGCCATCTTTGAATATAATCCCATTGATATTACCGTTATCGTCCGTAGATGTGATGATGAAATCAGCCGGGGCAAATACATCCACACCGCTGCCATTAGGCTTGAGAATCGCTGTGCCATGCGCCAGCCCCATCTCTACCCACTTACGTAGGTTGAAATAGCACTTGTCTATCTGCCCCTGCAAATATTCCCCCATTGGCGATCCGCTAACAGAAATGGAGACTGCAAGCGTTATCAGCCTGGCAGTCTCCTCACATATGGTTTTAGCAAAATTGATTGTCCGAACATTGTCCTTTTCATTTACCCACGCCGGATAACCTCTGTATATCATCACACACCTATTGATAAGAGCGTCCATTTGTGGGGACGTTACCGGGCTGACTTTAAACTCTCTTTCTGCTTCATTCTTGAACAACATTCCCCACCACCTCCTAATCGTTGATATAATCCCCATAGTTTAATCACCTTTTCCAACGCCAGATGCTATAAGTAATACTAAAAATCACAGCAATGGCGGCTATAATCACTTTTAATGCAAGATATGTTTCCACTGTCATGCGCTGTTCCCCCTTCTGTTAAAGAAGTCTTCGTACGCATAGCGCAATGCCGCTATTATATGGTCTTCCTGTCCCTCTGGATAACCACTCATGACATTGCCGTCCTTATCTCTGGCATACTCATATTTGGTTATCTCATTGTATGCATTCGGCGTCCTGCGCCTATCAATCACTATTGTTTTGCCTTGTAGCCACTTAAATCCGTACTCTACACTTCCAGGGCCTTTGATCGCACCTCTTGCCACAATCCCCATATCTCTATAGTCATTCACGGATTTATTTTCATTACTATCGCATGTGATCAGGTAATCATCATACCCATGTTCCTTAATCCATGCCGCAGTATTCTTATTTGGCGTTTTATTTACATAATTTTCATCTATAAGATATATTTTTTCCTGGTGTCTGTCATAATAAGACCGGATAAATGCATACTTATCTGGGTACCAGCCCCAGTCAACACCCTGGTAAATCCTATCCATGCGGCTAATTTCATCATCTGTAATCTCCCGGATCTCAATGTATTCAAACACGTTTCCACCTGAACCATTAGCCACGCCGTCATACTCATTCTCATATGCTTCTGGGTTTACTTCGCGCAAATGTTCCGCGTCGTCAATAAACTTCTGTCCCAACCACTCTGCTGGCACATCTTTATATGTACTCCTGTACACCACAGCATCCAGGTTATCTCTCTCTGTTTCCGCCACATACTCATTTGCCCAGTTATTTTTACTCTTTGGAGGATTGAACGATTTAAATTTATATGCCACATCACCTCCACGGATGGCAGACTGCTCAATGCTTCGGATTTCTTCCGGTCCCGCAAACTGATCCAGTTCCTCGAACCATACTATCCCGATATAACCAAATTCCGGTTTAATTGATTTTATTTTCAGTGGGTCATCCGCACCACGGAAATATATTTTCTGCCCAGTAGGTTTGTATATAATCTCTAGTGGAGACAACTTATATATAAACTCATCCTCCAGTCCCATCTTCTGTATTGCCCATTTCATCTGTGCATAGACTGAGTCCTTCAAGGTATTTCCTACCTTTCGCAGAATAAGGGCGTGCATATCACTGTTGTTTTTTATCAATTCTCCGACTATACACGACACTGATGAAGATTTCGTGGAACCTCTACCACCGGGAAAGTCATATTCCGTATGTTTTCTATTTCTTATGTCACGGATAATTGGGTGAAAACCATCTGCGATGATATCTAAGTCCATATGCCATATTCCGGCATTACGGGCTGCTTCTGCAATACGCTGTCTCTCTTCTTCCTCTTCCTTGATTTTTAAAGCTTTTTCTAAATCATTCGCAGCTTTTAATCTTTCTGTGAGGGCAGCGTCAAGTTCAAATTGGTCTTTTTCTTCCCCACGAACAACACGGGAACGAAATTCTTGTATCTCTTTCAGGCTACATATTCGCTGTGAATCAATTTCCTGCTGTCGGCTGGCTATATATGCCTTTATGCCCTCGTTTGCCATCAGCCTTCCCACTCGTTTATTCAGGCCCTTTTCTGCATATCCGGCATCTCTCGCCGCCTTTGTCATATTGCCGCCATTTTCTATGTAATTATCGGCGAACGCCTTATATTGCGGTTTTAACTTTCCTATAAGCTCGTCTTGCATTAAGTTTTCACCGCCTTATATATGTCGTTCAGGCATTGTATAGCCTCTATGCCAGATGTAGACGAAAGTATCGTCATCTGCTCATCTTTTAATTTCCCTGTTTTCTTACGGTGTGATACTGGGGTGGTAAGGCGGAATATTGTTATCATACGTTGCTGATCTTGAGCATAAAACTGTCGCGTATCTATGCTTACTACTAATCCTTCTTTTAGTATAGCTGTCTGTAGCTTTTTCATTATGCTTCGTGCATTCACCTTATCCCCTCCTCTATTTTATTGCATTAAAAAGAGACGGTCCTAAACCGCCTCCTAATCAATCACTTATATACACCCATGTAATCCAGCTCTTTTGTCAGCCGATATATGGCCTCTTCCAATATAGATACAATCCTGTTTGATACCTTTTTCTCTGTCACATGCGAAAAGCCATTCCTTCTGCAGTCATCCATTCCATTTTGATAAGCGTCATGGACTTCTGATATGTAGTATATCTCTCCTTTGTAGGATTCCAGATATTTTGATTCCTGAGATATTTCTTTCCGCAGTGCATGGTATCTACTCAGTATCTCCTTTTCGTCATTACGCTCCCCAGCTATAAACTGTCTTGCATCAGCCTGTAGCCACCTCATTTTTCTTTCATAGAGCTTTGCTCTTGCAATAATTTGTTCCGGTGTAAATTTTCTTAAATCTTGCATATTATCACCTCCCTCATATAAATGGTACCGCTGATTGGAAGGCCTTGCAATATATAACAGATAATTACCAATATTTTACTAATTTGCAAATAAAAACAATGCCTATGGTTCTAAATACAAGCCGCTACTCTAACCCCTGAACTATATGCCCATAATAAAAGCGCCCAGCCAGTTATCTGGCCAGACGCGCTCTATTGATCACTGGGAATGTTGGACTCGAACCAACGACACTGCGGTTAACAGCCGCATGCTC